CCCTTAATTACAGACTATAAGACTTAACATCTTAGCATCGGTAATTATAATTTTGGAAGAGTCTCTCACTTAAGAGAGAGTCCCCCGCACCGTCGTTGCGACAATACGATAGGGATTTATACAGAGATTATTCTCTATAATAGATTTGGATACAGTTCAAGCTCTTTAAGGGTTTCTGTTAATATTCGACTCATCTTAAAAGAAGTATACATCAATAATTCCTTATTAGGTAGATAAAAAATTTCATCTGACACTGGCAAAGCTAGTGCCTTTAGATTAAATTTCCAATCACCTTGTAAGAGAGTATCGATTTTGTACAACTCTTTAGATAAATCAATATACATTTCCTCTATGAGACCTTGAACTCCAAGTACTGGAATAGATTCAATGATTTCTTGTATTACCACCTCTGGTGTATTCTGAAGTCCGGTGATAAAGCAGACAAGATCTATGGCTATTTGGCCAAGGGTCTTTCCGCCTTTATTTTCATAGCTGTTCACGAACATTATCATGATAACGCGTTTAAGAATAGATTCCGCCTTTTGGGCAAAATCATCTCTTAATGTGATAAAAGATAATGCTTTGTTACTTTCCAGGATCGGCCGTAAGGCCTGTTCTGGAGTAATAACTCCGAGAATGGCTAAGTTTAACTGGATAATAGAGAGAGATTCTTCCCTTGTCTTCCTCTTATATGAAGAAGATAAAGGAAGGGTCTCAATCATTTCAGAAATTACCGAAAGGGGTTTCTGGTTTTTAAACCAGCCCTTACGTCCTTCTTCGAGTATTGTATTCAATGCTAGTAGTGGCTTTCGCCTTGATACATAAATAGCGTTGATTGGAAAAGGAGTTACCTCTTTACCTCTTACAATGAATCTCTTTGCGAACTCTATGACACCATTATTGTTTATGTGACTCTTTTCTTTCGAATAAGAGATCCCATATAATGATAACAGTTCAAGATACTTGTTATTAAGATTTTCATCTTGAATAGCAAGGTCATCGCCTAGAAGAACATAACAAGAAGTTGAGAAATCAACACCTAATTCGTCACAAGCTAAGTAGATCAAAAAATGATGTGCAAGAGCAGTAGAATTCCACGATGAGTATGCACCCATTGGGTTCCCAACAGCATACGTGATATCATCACGTATCTCTTTGAGAGCAAATGGATAACCAACCATCGTGTTTTTCCATGCATCTGCATATTTCCTAC